CATCAACGAGGCCAACAACATCGAGTTTGAGGCGTACCATCAGCTGGCAATCCGAACAAGCGAAGCCATCTACATCGACTTCAACCCTGTGTCGGAGTTTTGGGCGCACACGGAGGTGCTGAAAGAACCGGATAGCGAACTGGTAGTCTTGACGTATCGCGATAATGAGGCGCTGCCAGCGACGATCCGCGATGACATCGAAGCGGCGCAGGTCAAGGCGGCAACATCGACGTACTGGGCGAACTGGTGGAAGGTCTACGGCTTGGGTGAGGTCGGATCACTGCAGGGCGTGGTCTTTGATGACTGGCAGCAGGTCGACGGCATAGACTTCGCTGGTGATAAGCTGGTCGCCATCGGCTTGGACTGGGGATACACCAATGACCCTACGGCGGTGGTCGCAGTATACAAGCGTGGCAGCGCTATTCTCCTGCATGAGTTGATCTACCAAAACGGCCTGACCAACCAAGACATTGCTGAACACCTGCGCAAGCTGGGCATTGGCAGGTCGTGGCCGATTATCGCTGACAGTGCTGAACCCAAGAGCATCGAAGAGGTGCATCGCCTTGGCTTCAACATTCACCCGGCAACGAAGGGCGCGGACAGCATCAGAAACAGCATCGACATCCTGAAGCGGCAGCCGATGCTCGTGACCAGAGAATCGACCAACCTGATCAAGGAACTGCGCAACTACACGTGGGACACGGACAGGACTGGCGCGTCGCTTGGTGTGCCGATAGACCGCTACAACCACGCCATTGACGCGGTGCGTTACGTCGCCTTGAACAAGCTATCCGCCAACGCGGGTGGTCGCTATGTCATCATGTAGTAGATTTGCATCTATGAAGCACTACGGCATCGCAGGAGCAGGATTAACAGGCAGCGTCATCGCTCGCGAACTTGCCGAGCGTGGTCACCGCGTGACCATCTACGACGAGCGCAGCCACGTCGCTGGCAACTGCCACACCGAGCGCAGGCATGGCATCATGGTTCACGCCTACGGCCCGCATATCTTCCACACGGACAACGAGACAGCCTGGCAGTATGTCAACCGCTTTACTACGATGCGCGACGTGCGGCTCAAGGTCATTGCGAGGGTGCAGGACAAGCACTATTCGTTCCCGGTGAACCTGATGACGATGTGCCAAGTCTGGGATCGCGCGCTGACACCGAACGAGGCCAAGCGACTAATCGACACCGAGCGGCGCGATATCGATCCGCAGAACTTCGAGGAAGCAGCGGAGGCGGCAATCGGCACGACGCTTTACAACATGTTCTTCAAGGGCTATACGCAGAAGCAGTGGGGGCGTGATCCGCGCACGCTGCCTGTTTCCGTTTTTAAGCGCCTGCCAGTGCGTCTAAGTCACGATGACAACTACTTCACCCACAAGTATCAAGGCATCCCCGAAGACGGCTACACGGCGATGGTAGAGCGCATCCTTGACCACCCTAATATCGACCTGCATCTATCCACACCATTCGACAGGCTGAGGCAGTACGATCACATCGTTTGGACTGGAACGATTGACAGCTTCTTCGACTATGAACTTGGGGAGTTGGCGTATCGCACGCTGACCTTCCGCCATGAGCTTGGCGAGGGCGACATGCAAGGCTGCCACACAGTCAACTACCCAGACATTGCCACGCCGTACACGCGGAGTGTGGAGCATAAGCACTTCACGCCTTGGGAGAATCACGACAACAGCATCGTCACGTTTGAGTACAGCCACGAGTGGCGCAGGGGTGACATCCCCTACTACCCGGTCAGATTAGCTGAAGATCAGGCGGTCTTGAATCAATACCTGGCGATGGCGGAGCAGCTGCCATCGGTGACCTTCGCCGGAAGGCTTGGGACGTATCGCTACATGGACATGGACGTCACAATCGCGGAAGCCATTAAAACAGCACAAAAAATATGATAATACTTGCAACAGGGGCAAACGCCTCATATATGCCAAAAATCACGGCCTACCTGAACAGCATCAAGCTGAACAGCAACTTTGAGCGCAACATGCTGATTTTCGTGGGCAACGGTCAACTGCCTGAACTGAACATCGAGTGCTACCGATTGCGTCAGGAGGCCATTGGTGCGCCAGCGCAAAATGCCTGCGTGCAACATGGCGATTGGCTCAACGCTGACGGATTGCAGCTTGAGGAGAGCGACGTTGTGGTCTTCACCGATGGCGATATGTTTGTGCAACGCGGGATGAGCGACAAGGAGCGTGGGGCGTTGGAAAAGTTAGGCGATGGCGATGTGATGGTCGGCGCGAATCAATTTGAGGGGCAGACGTTGTTGCAGGAGGCGCACAACCTTGGATTCACGGGCAAGCCATGGGCAGGCATGCAGGACGAAAAAACATGGCGGACGCCTGTCTTCAACACAGGGTGTATCGCTGCCAATGTAGCGACGTGGCGCAAGCTTTACGATCAGTACAGGTCGCACTGGCAGGAGTTTGCTGGGTGTTTCCAACATTACGCGAAGCAACAGTGGCTTATGTCATATCTAATCAACACAGGCGGATATAGCTTAAAGAAAATGCAGTACACGTTTCACCTTCACAACCACGGCTCGGCGATGCCATCGGGTTCGTTTTGGAGTGTTGGCAAAAATGCGCTGACGTACAACGGAGAGACTGTTTTATTCAGGCACTTCACAAACAACGGAGCAAACTATACAATATGAGCATCCTCAACAAAATCACCGTCGACCAGTTCCAGCGCATCGTGTCGATTGAGGCCAACAGCATCTACACGACCAGCGACAAGAAAATCGGCGTCATCGCCGTTCTTGACGGCATCCCGATCGAACAGGTTAAGAAGATGACGATCGCGGAGGTCAACAAGCGTTATGGTGAGATCAACGCGGCGAGCAAATCGCTATCGTCACTGGCGGCTAAGCGTCACGCCAAGGTTGCCGGAAAGTGGTATCAATTTGAGTGGTTCATCGACGAAATCAGCGCAGGGCAGTTGGTGGAGTTGTATTCCTACGACATGACGAGCGAGCAGGGTGTTATTGACAATTTGCACCTGATATTGGCTACGCTTTCACGCGAGTGCAAGGTGTGGAAGTGGTGGCCGAAGGCGTATGACGGCAAGGGGCACAAGCAGCGGGCGGAGGCGATGATGCAGATGAAGATGGGTGACGTTTGGGGATATGCCGCTTTTTTTTTGCAGCTTTCCGAGCCTTTGTTGACGATTATGCGGAGGTCTTTGACGGATCAGGAGATGACGACGACAACGGCCAAGGCGTAAAAAAGCCGAACTACGGCTGGGTCGGTGTGGTCTACCGGATGGCCGGCAAAGATCCGCTGCGCATGGATCAGGTGTTCAACATGCCGGCAAGGGAGTTCATGAACGCACTGTTGCTGATGAAGGCGATGCCGTAGTGCATAGATTTCGGCGTTGCGATATTTACCTGCATGAAATTTACCACAGAGATAGAAGGCGACGTACTGGGCGTTGGTGCTGACGTGACTAAGGAGTTCAGCCTGTCTCGGTCTCCTGACGTGAACGCCGCGTTGATCAGGTGGATGCAGGATGTCATCAAGTTGACTGTTGAGGGTATCGATGGCGTTGACGCCAAGGCTACGCTCAACCTGCGTCAATCGGTAGGCTTCGCAGAGTTGCCTATCGAGCAGAAGGTCGCGCAGGTAGCGATGGAGATGGCCAGCTACTGGAAGTTCGTCGAGTACGGTGTCAATGGCGTGAGCGTAGACAGGGGTGCGCCTTTCACCTTCCGGCGAATTCGTCCGTCGAAAAAACACGTTGAAGCAATAGAAAAATGGATTGTTGACCGGGCGGTTACGATAGAATTTGACGACACCGATCCGGAAACATCAATGGAACAAGCCGCATATTCTATTGCCTCAAAAATAAAACGTGACGGCATCAAGGGGCGGCCATTCCTCAACCCAGTGCTAAGCGACGCTAAGTTGGATGAGCTGGTAAGCAGCATCGCCAAGGTCGTCGGCAAGGAAATATCAATATCAATGAACGTATGAGCATAACAGTTATATCCGCGCTCCCTTCGCTGCTTCCTGTCGGCAACAGCGACGTCGTTGTCGTGTCGAGCAACAACACCGCTTCTGCCAACTTCCGCTACGTCTGCGACGTGTCGGGATCGCTTTCCTCCGCGCGATTGAAGTGCGACAAGCTGCCAACGACGAACAACGGCTTCTTCGGTGTTAGCAAGGTCGTTGAGACGCTGATTGCGCCGAAGATACCACAGCTGACGAGCGGCTGGCAGGATGGCGGCTACGCTGTCAACACGAACCTGACCTTCCGCGAGG